CGGGAAACTGAGCGCCAAGCAACAGTTCCACGTGTCGCGCCGCATCGCTCCGATCGTTCCTACGCTGATCCCCGTGTTCGTCCGCCTCGCGGCGGGCGGGCGCGGGATCACCGAGGATCCGGGCGGCATGGCCGATGTGCTGCAACCGCTGGCCGATGGCCTGGCGGCGATGAAGGACGAGGACGCCGACTACGTGCTGGACACCTGCATGCAGGCGGTCCAGCGCCGGCAGGAGCATGGCTGGACCGCCATCTGGTCGGCCGGCCAGCGCGTGCCGATGTTCCAGGACATCGACCTGTCGGTCATGTTGCCGCTGGCGCTGCGCGTCATCGTCGGGAGCCTCGGGCCTTTTATACAAGGGCTGCTTACCAGCCAGACCGGCAGCCCCGAAGCGACACAGGCTGGCTGAAGAGCCTGCCCGGTGGCGAGGATTGGCTGCTGGCGCCGGTCCTCGAGGGACTCTGCAAATACGAGTCCCTCAAGGACGGCACCCTGGACCTGGCCGACATCGCGCTCCTGAACGACGCGCTGTCGGTCCGGGCAGACAACAAGGCGGAAGCGTACCGCCGCCACATGGCGGAAAAAAATGGCTAACACAATTCTGTCCATCGACCTGTCGGGGTTGATGGGCCCATTCAAGATCGACAAGGACGACCTGAAGGACCTCAAGCAGGCAATCGGCGACTCGCGCAAGCAGAGCCTGGCCGACGCGCTCGCGGTGTTCGCGGGGCGGGCCAAGAGTGTCGTCGACTTTGCCGAGAACAAGATTGCCCAGTTCGAGCAAGGCTATTTCGCCGCCAGGCTGGGCGGCACCTCGGGCAGGGACATGCGGGCGCTGGAGACGGTCGCGCAGGACTTCGGCGTTTCCGTCGAAGCGATGCGCAACAGTACCCAGGCCTTGCATCGCAATGTGCGCGATGACCCCAGGGTCGCCGCGCTGCTGGAACAGCTGCATATCTCGCCGAGCGATGGCGCGGGCGGCCAGCGCAACACCGCCGACCTGATGCTGGAACTGAGCGATGCGCTCAAGCGCATGGACCCCGGCCAGGCCGGGGAGACGGGCAGGAAACTGGGGGTGGATGCCGGCCTCGTGGAGGCCCTGCGCGATCCGGCATTCGGGCAGCGCCTGTCGGTGCAGCGTGACGCCGAAGAAAGCAGCAGGATCGAGGCGGCCGGCGAGCGCGCCCATCAACTGATGGCCACCATCCGCGCCTTGAGCGGCTCCGTCGACGCGATGTTCGCGCAGGCGCTGCTGACGATGGGCCCGCAATTGCAGCAGACGCTCGACGGCATTTCGGCCTGGTTCAAGGAGAACGGGCAGACCGCCGGCAAGCGGCTGGGCGAAGTCGGCAATTTCGTGTTGTCGATCATGTCGTTGCTGGGGCCGGTGGTCAGCCTGATCACCTGGCTCGACGGCGTGACGGGGGGGCTGAGTTCGCAGCTCCTGTTGCTGGTCGGCGGATTCCTGATGCTGGGCGGCGGCGGTGTCGTGGGAGCGCTGGCAGGCCTGGTCTCGCGACTGGGTGGCATGCGGTCGCTCATCGGCGGGCTGGGCTCCCAGCTGGCATCGTTGCCAGGACGGATCGGCGGTTTCGTGAGCCGGGCCTGGACGGTGACCGCCAATTTCGTGGCTGGCGTGTTCGGCAGGATGACGTCGATGGGCCGCACCGCCGTGACCCAGATGGGCAATATGGCCGGCGCGGTCTGGTCCTGGATGGGCAATATGGCCGCGCGCGGCGGCGCGCTGGTGGTCGATGGCGTCAAGGCCGCGGGCCAGACCGCGTTGCAGTGGGGCAGATCGCTGTGGGAAGCCGCGGGCTCGTGGATCGGCCGCATCGCCGATGGCGCCAAGGCGGTGGTGCGCAGCGTGGCCAGCAGCCCCGCGGCCGTGGGCGCGGGACTGCTGTTGTACCCCAGGACCCTGGGCGACGGGACGTTGAAATCGCTGGAGGGGATGCCAGGCTTTCCGGCCGGACAGCCCGGCCCGGGCCTGAACCTGCCCGGGGGCGGCATCCGGCCCGAGCACATGGACGGCGCCCAGGTCGAGCCGTGGCGCGATTACCGCTCCGGCTTCGCCACGGGCGAAACGGCGGCCGGCGTGCTGGCCGCGCCCGCGCCCGCATCGGTTTCCATCAACGCCACCACGAATATCCACGTCAATGGGACGAACGATCCCCATGCGACCGGAGAAGCCGTGGCCAATCAACAGAGCCGGGTCAATGCCGACCTGACGCGCAACCTGCAGGGATCCTATGGCTGACTTGAACATCGCGGGCGCCGACATGGTCGGCCTGCTGTCGAAGAAAATCGGCGACATCGTGGTGGAGGCGACGCTCAGCGAGTCGCATGAGGACACGCTCAAGATCACCAGCCATCCGGTGGAGTCGGGCCCCTATGGCAAATCGGCGATCAGCGACCATGCCTTCAAGCAGCCGCTGACGCTGACCTTGAAGTGCGCGTGGAGCAACGCCTCGTATGAGGCGCTGGCCGGCGCGCAGGCCAAGGACGTGGCCAATGGCAAGGCCGCGGCCGACGACTACGCGACCGCCATCTACTCGCAGCTGCTCAGCCTGCAGGAATCGCGCGAGCCGGTGACCGTGGTCACCAGCCGACGGCGCTACAGCGAGATGTTGATCGAGAAGCTCTCGGTCGAGACCAACAAAGACAGCTTCGGCGCCGTGTTCGCGACGGTGACGCTGCGCGAAGTGGTGGTGGTACAGACGCGCAGCACCTCGCTGCCCCCGTACGCGGGCCAGAAGGAAAAAGAGAAGACCGCGGACAAGCAGAACCTGGGCGTGAAGACGCCCCGGCCCGTGGCGGCGCCCAACGGCGGGTCGCTGCACTGGAACTAGGAGATACGCATGAACTACTTCGAGATACCCGTGTCGCCGATTCCGCAGGTGTTCGCGATTTCGCTGGGCGGCGACGACTATCGGCTGACATTGCAATACCGCGACGGCTGGATCCTGGACGTGGCCGACGATCTGGGCCGGCCGCTGGTATGCGGCGTTCCGTTGGTGGCCGGCCTGAACCTGTTGGGCCAGTACCGCCACCTCGGTTTCACCGGCGGGCTGCGGGTGACGGGGGCGGAATCGCCGGACGACGCGCCGACGTTCACCGACCTGGGCCGCGGCGCCCGGCTTTATTGGGTGGCGGACTGACATGGCCGGGACGACCACAATGGAACCCATCGCCGTGTACGGCGATCCGGTGGACGACGACAAGGGCGTGCGCCAGTGGGGCAGGAAAGTGTCGTTGATCGTCGGCGACGAGGAAGCGCTGGATCTGTCGGCGCTCAGTTTCAGCTTCGCGATCAAGCGCAATGATGCCAAGACGCCCAACACCGCCACCATCAAGGTGATGAATGCCAGTCGCGAGACGGCCAGCATGGTGCAGCGCGAATTCACCCGGGTCGTGCTGCAGGCCGGCTACGAGGGCAACTACGGCGTGATCTTCCACGGCAACGTGGTGCGGGCCAGGTGGGGCGGATCGGGCGACACCGAGACGGTGCTGGAGATCACGGCGGCCGATGGCGACAAGGCCTACAACTTCGCGGTGGTCAATGCGACCGTGCCCAAGGGCTCCACCCGCGCCGACAAGGTGCGGTTGCTGTGCTCGGCCATGAACCCGTATGGCGTCAGGCAGGGCTACGTGCCCGACCTGGGCGGCAAGACCGCCATCCGCGGAGCCGTGATGTCCGGCATGGTGCGCGACCACATGCAGGACGTCTGTGACGGCGCGAACACGCTGTGGAGCATCCAGGACGGCAAAGTCGTGATCGTTCCCGAGACCGCCTACGTGCCGGGCTCGGTGCCCGTCATCTCGCACGACACCGGCCTGGTCGGCATGCCCGAACAGGCAGAGAAGGGCATCAAGGTGCGCATGTTGCTCAACCCCAGCATCCGCGTGGGCGGGCTGGTCAACCTGGACAACAGCCGCATCGCCGAGTACGGCTACGAGGGGCGCGCCCAGGGCAAGGACGCGACAGAAATCGATCGCGGCGAACAGCGCCGCATCAGCGGCGACGGCTACTACTACGTCATGGAAGTCGAGCATCGCGGGCATACCCGCGACAACGACTGGTACACGGAGATCCTGTGCCTGGCCACCGATGCGACGCTGTTCCCGGGCGACCTGGGACGGGCAGGGGCGGAGGGCGCCGCGGCCAGGCCGGCCGACGTCGTCAAGTAACGGCCCGCGCGGCTTCATTTCAGCAGGATGATTCATGAACCGACTAGAGAATTTGAACGACCCGCAAGCCGCGATCGGCGCGGCGCTGCGCGGCGCGCTGGCGCAGACCTGGACCGCCATGCCGGCCATCATCGGCGCGTTCGACCCGGTGGCCATGACGTGCACCGCGCAACCGGCCATCCGCGCGCGCGTCACCACGCCCGAGGGAACGCAGCGCAGCATGACGTTGCCGCTGCTGGTGGATTGCCCCGTGTACTTTCCCGCGGGGGGCAATTGCACGCTGACTTTCCCGGTGAAGCCCGGGGACGAATGCCTGGTGGTGTTCGCGTCGCGCTGCATCGATGCCTGGTGGCAATCGGGCCAGGTCCAGGACCAGGCGGAAGTGCGGATGCATGACCTGTCCGACGGCTTTGTCTATGTGGGCGTGCGGTCGCAGCCGCGGGTGCTGCCCGCGGTCAGCGCTCACACGACCCAGTTGCGCAGCGACGACGGCTCGACGTTCCTGGAGCTGGATCCGGCCGCGGGCAAGGTGAGGATCGTGGCGCCGGGCGGCTTCGACGTGGTCGCGCCGACGTCCGAGTTCTCCGGACAGGTGCTGGTCAACGGCCTGCTGAGCTATCTGGCCGGCCTGGTCGGCAGCGGCGGCCAGGGCAATACCGCCCAGATCACCGGCGTGTTGAACGTGATCGGCCAGATCCTGGCCAATGGAAAACGGGTGGACGACACGCACACCCACATCGCCCAAGGGGCCAACGCGGTGACCACACCGCCCAATTGAGGACTCCCATGCGTTACCGAAAACTGGACGCCGACGGCGACTATTCATTCGGCTCGTCACGGGCCGATTTCCATCGCGACACGGCCGCGACCGTGGCTCAGGCCGTCAAGACGCGGCTGATGCTGGCGCGCGGTGAATGGTTCCTCGACGTCACCGAAGGCATGCCCTGGCGCGGCGAGGTGCTGGGCAAGCAGTCCAGGGCCAGCTACGACTGGGCCATCCGCCAGCGCATCCTGGGCACGGCCGGCGTGACCGGTCTGGCCGGGTATTCGAGCCGGCTCGATCCGCAAACCCGCGGCCTGAGCGTCACGGCATCCATCTCAACCCTTTACGGCACGGCCACTGTGCAGGCGGCATTATGACGATTCCATCCACGGCCCCGGTCATCGACGCCGCGGGCATACGCGCGCCGAGTTACGGCGAGGTGCTGCAGTATTTCAAGGAGCAGTACCGCGGCATCTACGGCGCGGACACCTATCTGGAGGCGGACAGCCAGGACGGCCAGTTGCTGGCCCTGTTCGCCCTGGCCATCCACGAGGCCAACACGGCGGCGATCAATGTGTACAACGCGTTCTCGCCCGCCACCGCCGCCAATGCGGCGCTGTCCAGCAACGTCAAGATCAACGGCCTGGCGCGCGGCGTGGCGACGCGCTCTGCGGTGGACCTGCGCATCGTCGGGCAGGGCGGCGTCACCATCGTCGATGGCGTGGCGACCGATGCCAATCGCGGCCGCTGGCAATTGCCGTCCAGCGTCACCATCCCGCCTGGCGGCGAGATCACCGTCACCGCGCTTAGCCAGACGCTGGGCGCGGTGACGGCGCCAGCCGGCAGCATCAACCAGATCGGCACGCCGACGCTGGGCTGGCAGTCCGTCACCAATCCGGCGGCCGCGACCCCTGGCGCGCCGGTCGAGAGCGATGCCGCCCTGCGCGTGAGGCAGGCCATCTCGGTGGCGCTGCCATCGCGCAGCGTGCTGGAAGGCACCATCGGCGCGGTGGCGTCGGTGCCCGGGGTATTGCGCCATGCCGCCTTCGAGAACGACGCCGCGGTGGTCGACGTCCACGGGCTGCCGCCGCACAGCATCGCCCTGGTGGTCGACGGCGGCGACGCGGCCTCGATCGCGCAAGCCATCGCCGCCAAGAAGACGCCCGGCACGGGCACGCACGGCACCACCGCGGTGGTGGTGACGGACATCTACGGCATCGCGCATCGCATCCGCTTTTTCCGGCCCACCCTCGTGCCGCTCTCGGTGCAGGTGCAGATGCGGGCGCTGCCCGGGTACACCACGGCCATCGGGCAAGCGGTGCAGCGCGCGGTTGCCGACTACATCAATGGGGTCGCGATCGGCGGCGGCGCCAGCGCCTCGGTGGAATGGGCCGACGCTATCTCGGCCGCGAACGGCGTGGCGGGCAATGGCACGTTCAAGATCACGGGCCTGGCGCTGCGCGGCCCGGCCGGCGATGGCGCGCCGGATGTGCCGCTGGCCTTCAACGAAGCCGCCGCCGCGACGCCCGACGACGTGAAACTCACGGTGAGCTGACATGGCCAATACGGACGACTACATCGCGCGGCTGTCGGCCTGGCACCGCGGCAAGCCCAGGTTCGTTGCCACCGTGACCGCCCTGTGCGGCGCGGCGGCCAGCCTGCGTGAGTTGTACGGCGGCATGCCGGCGGCTTTCGACCTGGACCTGGCGGTCGGGGCGCAGCTGGATGCCGTGGGGCGCTGGGTGGGGCTGGACCGGAAGGTCCGCACGCCGATCGCCAACGTGTATTTCTCGCACGACACCGACGGCCTGGGTTTCGACCAAGGGGTATGGCAGGGACCGTTCGATCCGGACAGCGGCCTGACCGCGCTGGACGACGACACCTATCGCCTGCTGCTGCGCGCCAAGATCGGCGCCAACCACTGGGACGGCACGCTGGAGACGTCGGCCGCCATCCTGGAGCGCATCTTCGGCGGCGGCACCCACGTGTTCATCCAGGACAACGGCGACATGTCGGTCGACATCGGCGTCGCCGGCACGCCGCCGTCGGCGCTGTTCCTGGCGCTCCTGACGGGCGGGTACATCCCGCTCAAGCCCGAGGGCGTGCGCATCAGTTACTACGTCATCCCCTCGAACGAGGGGCCCCTGTTCGGTTTTGACGTTCAGAACCATTACATCTCGGGGTTCGACAACGGACTCTGGGGTTCGCTTTTCGCAGGTTGAATAAGGACAATTCCGTGGCTATCAATCAAATTCTTCCCTTCGGCACCGTGCCCGGCGCCAACGTGCTCGATCCCGCCGACTACCAGGCCCTGGCGGCCCGGCTGGGCGGCTTCTCGGCCGGCACGGCCAAATCCAAGGAACTCAACACCGTCTGGCGCCAGGCGTCCTTCGTGGCCGCCATGATCGGCCAGTACATCGCCGACAAGACGGGCCAGGACGTACTCGACGACGGCGACCTGGCGGCACTGCAGGCCCGCTTCGTGGCGGCGCTGGCGGCGTCGCCGGCGCTGACCGGGACGCCGACCGCGCCGACGCCGGCGGCGGGGGACAAGAGCGCCCGTATCGCGACGACCGCGTTCGTGGCGGGGAATTTCCCCAGGATCTACTCGATCAATGCGCTGCCGACGCAGGATGTCGGCCCCATCATCGTTGCGGAATGCGCCGAAGTGTGGAACTGGGTGGCCGGACAGTATTTCACCGGCTACCGCTCGCCCCTTTGCGGCCGCCCGTTGGATGGCCATACCAACCTGCCGCTGGCCAGCGAGGTCGACGCCACCGGTGGTTTGCTGTCGAAGACGGATTACGCCGCGCTGTGGGGTTACGCGCAGGAGCAGGGGTTGGTGAAAACCGAGGCCGTGTGGTCGGCAAGCCGCGGCAGTCATTGGTTTTCGGACTATTCGGCGACGCAGTTCCGGGTGCCGGATCTGCGCGATATGTTCCGTCGGTTTACCGGAACTGACGCTGACACTGCAAATGCGCGGG